GTCCCCCGTAGATCTAACGTAAGTCTAACAACCGGTTCTTATTTGTTTATTAGAAGCAGCCAACACGGCGCTCCTCAACTTTACGGCGAAGTTGACTACCCGTCCCGACTTGTCTGTCGAGGTTGTACCTACCCACTCCTTGACGAACCCGTCATAGGTGTGATATTGCCTTGCTGGAAACTCCAAATTATCATCCAACCGATCAGTGACGCGAGCATAGCGTGTGAAATAGTCTCCCCACAAAAGGGGTAATTTTGCTAAAAGGACATGATCGTCCAGTGGTTGAAGTTTATTTAGAGAGCGCAAATAGGCCTCTATGTGGAACTGCTGTTCCACGGTAAAACCGTATAGTTTCTCAACTAGGATTCGGGTCGCCCAACCCGTCTCCTTCCAAGGTATGTTCCCTTGTTTTACGGCGGCGGTGACTAGATTCTTCTGATTCCAATCATGGCCTTTCTGGTTTGCAAGCTCAAGCGCCTTGGCATTGGTGACGCGCGATGTCACTCTCAAGCCAAATGCCGCGAGCTCCTGTATTATAGGACAACCAGGGTACTGATATGCGTAAGACAGCGCCTTGCAACGTAATAGGCCGGTCAATTTGGACTGCCGTGCCCTATTATGCGCTCGTTGCGTCCAGCCAAAGTTCGCGAGAACCTTAGCCGGATCCGTGACATTAATCCGATCAATGGGATCAAATACTATGCCGCAGAAGGAGGCGGTGGAAATTGTGTCATGTTCCACCGCCTTGATCATTAAGCCTAATCGCTCAAAATCATGCTGTTTGGGGGGATTCCCAATCATGGTAAAGAGACCATCGTCTCCTTCAACCACGCCCATTACCTCAGTGCATCCCGCCTCTTGGCAGGTGAACAACATGAACATCAGGTTTGAAAACCCGTTGCCCAAGGAGGTGCACATCTCTCCAGACATCCGCGTTGCATTCAAGCATACGCGAAAGCGTTTAAAGACACACAAATTTTGGCCGCCCAACACCTCTCGAACAAGGCGCATGAAATTTGCCCCTTCTGGCAGGGCAGTGGTCATGTACGAATACAACTCAAATTCGCAGGCGGACATCAACTTCTCGACAAATTGCGACTCAAAAGCCGTGTAATCAGTTGCGAGATATTTAGCTCCTTCACGATGTAGTAGACCCATTATATAATCTGGTCTATCGGCTACTGGGACGTGCTTTATAAAGGCAGGTAACTTGTAAACCTCCTCCTCTATTAGCTTAAAGATGGGACCCACAGCACACTTAAACTCATCAGACCGGGAATTGATAGCCCGGGGGTGCTTGTAGGTTGGATAAGACTCATCTTTCATGAAAGAACTGCATCGGAAGTAGCGCTGGGCCTTATCGGGGTCCCAGATGCTTCCAACGCCATCCCACTGAACGCGTAGCTCTTTTCGGCGCCAGTCAGGGTAATCGGTGTGGGCGAGCCAATGCTCTACCGTCACATCGGCATCAGCGGCAATCGGTGTCAAATTGCGCCGGACCCAAGTCTTGACAAACTCGCTGAACTTCTTCAGCGTCTTGTCGCAAGCCTTCGGCGGTTTTATTGCAAACCTCTTCCTCACCCCTGCCTTAGTGGTTTCTGGATCGAGTGGGTCAGCCTTCGGGCAGGCATATCCTGCTACGTGGCATCCCAAATCAACTGCGACTGTCGGTCTCATATTGAGCGTGACCGGCTTGGAGTCAGATATGTAGGCATCCTCCTTAATTTCCATAAGTGGATCTTGCTTAACCTCCCCATATCTGTACCCGTCCAAAAACCACCGTTGTCCACCTATCCGGCAAGGGTGGACGGGAAATACCCAACTCGGTGTTCGAGGCGATCTTTCCAGATGCCGAGCGCGACCGTTGTGGTGTTCCCGACCACATCATGCTTCTTCCAGCTTAAATATTTATCCACGTTAACTGCATGATGGGATTTTGCGAATGCTTCCAACCTCTTCTGCGTTGTCAACTCATCGGTCGACTGCATGCAGGTGGGCGTAGACAATTGGGCCAGCAACTCCATTGATATGAGCATCTGGCCGGGCCGATTGGTGGGCTCTCCCCACGAATCCTTGTTGATTAGTTTGCCATTAAGCCTAATGGTATACTCAACAAGCCCGTAAATTGCGTTCGCGTGCTTAATTTCCGTCATCGACATTGAGTCCGCTCTCAAGTCGGGGTGGTGATACCGCGTCAAGTTCACCGTTGCGTAATTGTGTATGATGCGGGGGGAGAAGAGATTCCGCTTCCCGATCGACGCTAAATATCTGTTTACCACTTTCCAAGCCACTAAACAGTAGAACAACTGGAAAAACACGGCACACTGGATACGTGCGTCATCGTGAGTGATAACCCATTCGAGATCAGCCAGGAAATCTTCAAGATTAACCCAGAGAATGAGCGCCCAAAAGAGCAGGGCTGGAACTAGCGACCACAAATACAGATAAGATCTTGGTGCATCTTCGCTCCACGTAGCTTCGAAGTCTCTAGCCCATTTTTCATGTGCTGCTTCCATGCTCGCTTCGTATTGACTTGCCTTCTTCGATGTCTCTTCTAACTTTCGGGCAAGATCGACAACCTCCTTCTCGGCGGCGTCTTTGTCTACAGTAATCTCCGCAAGGGCATCTCTAGTGCCATCAACTTGCGACTGTAGATCGTGCAGGGCTGCACTAAGCATTTTTCCCTGAACTGCCCCCCGGGCCGGCGCCTTGGCTGTCGGCTTGCGGGGTGGGGCAGAGGGCCCTGCGGCTGGAGCTCCTGTGACAGGATGCTGTACGGCCGGGACCTTTGTGCGTTTTGGTGCCCACACAACCTTGCCATCTCGCACCGAGCCTTTGCGAAGCAGGGGTGCGGATGGAGCAATTCTCCCACCCTTCGAGATGGTGGGGTTGGATGATGACAATCCTCCCGGAGATCTTGTGCCGCCAAACCGTGGCAGTCCACCAAGATCGTTCTCGGGGTTCTTTTCTTTCTCCTTGTCCTTGCATTCTTTGGACA